GGTTTGTTGCGTCCAGTGGTCGTCCACTTTGGCAAAGAAGAATGGACGGTAGTCGTCCACATAGAGGGAACACGTTTCGCCTTTTTCGTTCACACCAAACATTTGGATGACAAAATTCGACGGTTCAAACGAGGCAGATTGGTCGCTTTCTTCCGAGGAACTTCCATCGGCGGTTTGGTCATAAATGTGGAAATCGATTAGACGAAATGTTTTTCCAAGAATAACGTTGCGTTTGGAGGGGGCAGATTCGAGAGTAGTAGACATTTTTCGGCAATTTGTTTTGGGTGGTAAAAGTAGTAGTTTGTAATGAAAAGGGATATTGCGCTGAGAATAATAATATACATAGATGTGTTGTGTGTATATTATTTTCGAAAGATTGATTCAATTTTGTGTTTTGGAATACTTTTTCACTTAGACTAAAATAAAAAGGAAAACCATGAACGAGATTTTCGGGTTCTCTTTCCTCCAACACTCGCGTGTTTTCCTCCAACACTGGCGTGTTTTTGGTCAATACTCTCGTATTTTGCTGTAGGAAAAAGATTCATCGGCAAAATAGAAGATGATGCTGTTTCAGTTGTACCTCCAACCTCTTTTGCGGGTTGTTTCTTGGGTGCCGACATATACCAACGCAACATTTCTAAATACGTGCGTGGTCCATCGTAATATTCGAGAGTCCCATCGGTGATTTTAAAGAGAGTTGGAAACCCGCCTTGTAAAGCCAACGTACGTCCAGTGTTTTTTAGATAGGTTTCATTCACCTTCCGAATACCTTCGTCCTGTTGTTTTTGTTCGATTGCCACAACTACATATTTAGTATGCGAATTGGGATATTTGGCCATTCTATGTTGAATATTCTCGTCGAGTTTTTTCCATTCGGGTAAGAGACTCTGACAATGACCGCACCAATCGGCGTATATTTTTCCAACTACTACGGTGGAGGGCGACGTTGAACGATGTGCCGTTACACGACGATTCTTTCGGGGATTCTTACGGCGATGAGCCTTTTTGGTATAACTCGACATGGTATACATTAATCCGCTATTTTATTAGACGTGAAGAAAAAATCTTTTCGTCATCTAGTATATACCCGAGACGATGAAACGCATAAATACAATTCAAACGCTCTTTTTATTATTTACTCTTGTTACATTCGTAGTGGGCGGATATGTGTATACCACATTGAATTTTAAAGAGCGTATTGAACATATGGAAAACGAGAAACAGGAACGTATCGAAGCCGAAGGATTCACTGGATTAATGCCTCAAACTACACTAGAGGGATTCGAATCCAACCCTACTACGGATACTCCCGAAAAAGAAGAAGAAAATACCGAATGTCCGGATTTGTTGATTAAAACCGGCGCTGAACTCCATTTATACAATACCAAGAAACCAAACAAAGAAGGTGAAAATCCGGTAGTGTTTAAGAATTTGGACGAATATATCACGTATTTAGAAGTTCAACGTAAAACCGGGACAATTTGTCCAGTATTGTTTTTACAAAAAGAAAACGATGCACAAGGAAAAGACGTATACCGTGCTCGTCCAAGTCCCTTTCAGAATGACGCTGGACTCCCGATTACAGACAATCTAAATACACCTGTGAATAAAAACCCCATTCCTGTGAAAGACGCCTCCCGCGACAACGGATATAACCAAAACAATTATGCTGGATTCGACCCATATGGACTCTATGTTGGAAAAATCACCAACGTAGATGAAGTTGGCGCGTCGACTGAAAAATCCAGTGTTAGTGATAATCCCATGGACCCGAATTGGGGCGGCGTGTTATATACACAAAAAGCCGTTGATTCCGGAAAATATGACGAGAATATTGTTTCGAGAGTCGTTTATCCTACACCCAAAACATCGTTTATTCCTATCCCAAACAGTAGTATTCCACCACTCCCTCCACCGGTATAAATCCCTTTGGTATGTCGGTATAATTGTGAAAATTATGTAGTAGGGTTTTAAAGTCATATGTATGTTTTCAATACATATGGCAAAATGTATGACCAAAAATGTATGACCAAAAATTTATGCCTTGACAGTGCGTCTGCGCGATTTTCGGCAATAGGAAGCACGCTTGGCGGTTTTGACGGTGCGTTTGCAACCTTTCACGCGGTGGCATTTGGCGGCGGTCTTCTTACGGCAAAGGGAACGGCTGGTGCGTAGTCTATACAAACGGCGTTTGGCGGAAGAAACAGGCATTATTCTATATTCTAGTCGGATATTTTTTATGGATCATCGAGAGTGTGAAGTATTCCGGAGACGAAGTCGAAGGAATACGAGAAAACTCCGGAGAACGAAGTTCATAGGAGTTTGTATACGTACGTAACACCTATAATGGAATCACACGTTTTGCTACGGGATCATATTTGGCGACCAAAATCTCCTGTTTCGAATTATCATACGCATCCCAATCGTATAATTTGTTGCCGTAATTAAACCGAGCATATGCTTTGTCCGGCTCACCCGATTTGCCTTTCTCAATAAACTTGCTAACCTTGCGGGTAGTTTTACGCACATTGATATCTTCGCGAACCACTCGGTCTTCGTCAATCGATGGGAATATACCAAATTCCGTTGTATCCAACGAAACACCTTCGCCATAACAAATCAAATTCTCCGTTTCGTTTCCTTTTTTGTACAATCGACAATCCATTGCGGTTTCCTTAATACTCTTTAACAATTGCGTATTAATATTGTTTTTCAATAACGCGATGTCATACAACGACTCGTCTGTCGTAATCGGTTTCTGGAATTGTCGACTGACGTCTTTTAGCATGATTTCCTTATAGTCGCGATTCACTTTTTGCATTTCACTAAATACAGATACATACAAAAACACCTTTACAGTTCGTAATTCTTCTGGCAGATTCTTATGACTACAAATACGACGTGCGCGACCAATGACTTGATCTACACGCACCATATGCCAATAGGGTTCCATAATATGAACGAAACGGGTATTCGCTAAATTAATACCTTCGGCACCCGAGGCAGTAATCATAATCACCTTCACCACTTCCCCGTAGAAGTTGTTTTCGGATTTCTCGCGCAATTTCGCCACGATAGATGCCGGTACCAATTCCCATTGACTGTTATAGATGTTGCGGATGATTTCTTTTTCGTCGTTGGTTTCGGTGCCAGTATATAGAACAAATCGTGGTTTGGTGGTATCGGGATCGGTTTCTTTGATTTCCCAGACGTCGCCGTTACGTTGTAGTTTGAATTCCGCGAATCCATTTGCTTCCAATACCAATTTGAAAATACCGATACCTTCCAATGACCGGAAATTACTATATAATAAATGTAATCCGCGATTTTCTGGACTCTCGATGTTTTCCAAAATACGCAAGAATTTCGGACTAAGTCGGGCCAATCCTTCACGAGATACGTATGGACTTTTTCCGGTAATTTCGTCCGGCGCAGACAATTGGGCAATTGTTGTTTGGATTCGGTCGTTGTACTCTCGGTCTTCAATGGGTGCCGCGGCGTTTTCGTCAATATACATATCTTCGGTGTTTGCGTCGGCAATATTATCAAGATGTTCTTCCGATACTTTTTGTGTTTGTTTTGGCATGGGTCTCGGAATATCCGGTGGAAATACGAAATTACACGCCGAACGCGAGAAAATGCGATACGTCGAGGCAGTATTGTATAATTCCCGAGAATTGGCTTGAACGATTTTCATATTTTTCTCACGTTTTGCTTCATCTACACGAATACGGAAATAATTCTTGATTTGGAAATCGCTCATTTCTATTGGGACAATATGGTATGTTTCATCGTTCTCGGTTTTCTCAAACGCAGGCAAAAGCGATTCTTGTGCGCTTCGGAAATACGAAGTGAGACCCAAAATACGTTTCTTGAACAAATTCACATTTTTCACAGTGAGTGTTGAATCTTCCACAAACATTTGTAAAAATCCCTCAGCGTCATCAGGCAAGGCAGTGTAGGTATTCACTTGAACTTGGTCATTGAATTCGATATTGTTTTTACGTAAAACGCGTTTCACTTCGGTTAAAAAGGTTGCGTCACTAATATTGCCTTGTTCATTTAGATACACACCTGTGTATTTTTCACTGGATATGGGGTCTCCGCCAACAATGGCTCCTCCTCCGCCTTTACCAAAGGTTGCTTCGCTTTTACCAAAGGTTGCTCCGCCTTTATGTGGGTCGCCCATATTATTGGCATATTCCAACAATTCACGTTCGACTTGTTCTTCCACGTGTGCGTTGATTTCTTCCGGCACGACAATTTCTTCTTCTAATCGTGCCAAATCAGTAGGTGACGACAAATCCGTAGGTGATGAAACCTCTGAATCCGAATCAGAATCTGAATCCGAGTCCGAACTATCGAGAGAGTTTTTCGAAGAACGTTTGCGTGTTCCCTTCGTTGATGTAGGCTTACATCGTTGGGTTTTTCGCGATGACGGTTTGGTTCCTCCTCCAACCGATGACATTCCGCCGATATACGGTGAAACGACTTCCACTACGGTGTTTTCGGGAAACATACTACCACCACCGCGTTTTCGAGCACGAGTTTCTTTTGGAAGAGCATTCACAAATCCAAACGGGTTGCGTGTAATTTCCAATTTTCCGTTGGAATAATCGATATAATCATATGTATTGAGTCCGGCTTTGTCAAACATATCCACAATATGGTTCTTAATGAGTCGTTGGTTTTCGGTGATAGTAAAGGTCCATGTGCGAATACGTCCGCGCAACATATTATACAAAATACCCAATTCGTTTGGATAATTAATCATCGGTGTTCCAGTCATAAAAATAATACGCACATCATCGGCATCCAACAATAATTGATATAGTTTATACGAAATCGATTTAGGGGCTTTGAGTTTGTTCGAAATACGACTGACGAAATTATGGGCTTCATCAATCAATACGACGGAATGGTTAAACGGATTCACGGTTTCGTCTTTCGTGAGTTTTTTAAATCGGGCATCGTTGAACCCGTTATAGTTGATATCGACGTATTTCGATCGAATCATCGCATTTAATTGTGCGTCCAATACTTGCTGGTCTTCACCAGACAATTCGCCATAGTTGGATTCTGGTTTGGTTACGTCCATCAACCATGCGCCTTTGTGTTTTACAATAAATTCCGTTGGCAAAGAGAGTGCTTCCGAGAGTATTTGAACGTTTTGGGGTTGACCTTGAATCGAGACGAATTCCCAATATTGTTTTTTCTTATACATCGAATCGCCGCATTTTTTGAGTTCACTAAAGAAATTCATCTTCAATGATGCCGGGGTCATTACGAATATTTTGCGATGGGTTTTCATTCCTTCCGCAATCGCGATAGAGGTACACGTTTTACCCGAACCGAGACCATGAAATAAAAGCAATCCACGATAGGGTGTATAAATATTCAAGTAATCGCGGACAATACGTTGATGTATCAACAATTGAAACTCTTCCGACGATTGGCGGTCGCATGACGCTTTGCCAACCTCATCCGCGATTTCTTTGTTGTAATCCTTGAATAATTCCGAGAGTTTTTGCATATACATTTTACGATTCGACATGTAATAGGGCGATGTTTTCATTACGATTTTCTCTGGTTTCGGGAGTCGTGGTAATACGGGACGACCATTTAGCATTGTTTCTTTCGTTATTTTCCCGCTTTCCCGTGATTCTTTTGACCCAGTCTCTTTTGGCTCTTTTGCCCCCTTTTCTTTTGGTCCCGTCTTTTTCGGTCCTTTTTCTTTAGGTTCCGGTTCCTCTTCCACATCAAATACATCCATATCGGGTAATTCTTCCTCTACAATCTTCGGGGGTACAACCATAGGTTCTTCGTATACCACTGGGATTTTCTCGGGAACAACCGGTTCTTCGATTACCGCGGGTTCTTCGGATACCGCGGGTTCTTCATCGATAATGGGCGGTGCTTCTTCCGATACCGCGGGTTCTTCTGGAACAATGGATTCGCGTGTAGGGCGTTTTCCGAGAGTCGTTTCTAAATAGGATGAGGTGAAACGGTCGGCTCGAGGACGTCTTTCCGCCGGAATTTGTTTATCTCCCATTTTGCGTTTATCAAATACAGACCCTACTCGCCGATTGATTTTGTCCCATACGGTTTCGCATTGAATTTTCAACGAACGACGACTGTCTACAATTCTAACGGACATGGATTCGTCTACGATTTCGCCTTCTTCGGGAGTATTCAAAGTATTTGATTTTTGTTCGGAAAGATTCGATAAAAAAGAATGAACCGCTTTAGGCATAGGTTTTCGAACGAGTTTATCTAAATACATTTGTTTTATTTCGCTCGGCATATTTACGCTCTCTCGTTTATAGTATATTGTTATAAAAAGATAGGTGGTTTATACGTGGTATGTTTTATCGATTTTCAAATATAGATAATAAGCATGTGTATCATACGAAATAACGAGTGATATTTTCTAGATATAGTATATAGAATAATTCACAATGAATGAAGAAGAAATAATGAGTCAAAAAATTACACTAAACGCCGTAAGATCATATGGATATAATACGACGAAAACAGGTGATATTGCAAACAATATGGCTGGAGAATATACTATTCAATTAATTAACCCTCTACCGAAAAATATAAATGAAGATACTCACATATTTATGGTTATACCTACGGAAAATAATATACATGAAAATGCGTGTAGTAATATTCTTGCATACAAACATATTAAAGAAAAATACCTTGATGGTTTAACCAATAAAGAAAACGACCAAATAAAAACGTTATATGATAGCGCGGTTAAATTACAAAGTACATCCGCCTCGTCTGGTACTACATTACTCGGTGGAAAACGTAAAAC